GAAGTCAAGACGATGGATTCTCTTGAAGAAGCACTCAAAGAACTTGTGAATAATGACGGGTATGAGAATGTCTATCTGGAACTACCTCAACTTGAACTGGACAATGTAATTGTTCCTAACACCGAGATTCACAACCGTTGCCGTGAAGAATGGGCAAATTGGCTTGATCGTATGGAATATACTCAACAATTTGTTTTTGGTAGTGTTGATACTCAGTTCAATGAGTTCAAACGTTCTGCTCAAAAGGAAGTCAACTATCTGGTGAAAGAGTTTGAGTGTCGCAAGGCAGCTGACTCTTATGCCCGTGCTTCTACTGCTCGCACTGGTGTTCTTGACTGCTCTAAACTTCACACTTACAAATATAATGAAGACCTGTTCCGTAAGGTAACAACTTTTGCTGATGGTAAGAATCACGGTCTGGTGTTCGTTCTGGACTGGTCTGGTTCTATGTGTGATGTGATGTTGGATACTGTCAAGCAACTCTTCAACCTTGTTTGGTTCTGTAAGAAAGTTGCGATTCCGTTTGAGGTTTATGCCTTTACTACTGACTATCCTCTGGTGACTCCTAATAAAACACTGCGGGAACTCTCTTACAAGAAGCGTGATGGTCTGGTTCAAGTTGGCGAGTGGTTCTCTATGATGAACCTGCTGACCAGCAAAACCAATGGTAAAGTTCTTGATGAGCAGATGAAAAAGAAGTTCAACGTCACTGGGAGCAAGAACCCTTTATGGGTACCGCTCATATCGGTCCTAATGCCTTCCTTCGTGATCGTAAGACGGGCAATACCTATTCTTGCGATGTGGATTTTCATGAGTTTACTGATATTCTGCTTCGTAATCTTCGTGACCGTTTTACTGATATGAACTTTATTGGTATTCGTGTTCTTGAAGGACGTGATGCTGGACACTTTATTCGTCGTTACTGTGGATATTATGGACCTGACTTTGAGAAGGTAATGGGTGCTTGGAAGAAAGAAAAGGCATTCACGATCAGGAAGTCTGGGTATCATTCTTATTTTGGTCTTTCTTCCAGTGCCCTCTCTCAAGATACTGAGTTTGAAGTTGCTGAGTGTGCAACTAAGTCTCAAATCAAATCTGCTTTTGCTAAGAGTCTAAAGTCCAAAAAAATGAACAAAAAGATTCTTGGTGAGTTTATTGAGTTGGTTGCTTGAACCACTTTCTAAACTGTCATAGGGGGCACTTTGCTGCCCCTTTTTTGCTTGTATAATATATCTGTTGAAACAAACAACCTAACTACATCATGCCTCGCAAACTTGCTTTGAAAGACGACCAACTGATTGCTTCCATCCAAGAACTCTATGGTTCTGATATTACTGCTGGTGACCTCAAGGGTTTTTGTGCCTCTCGTGGTCTCAACTATCAGACCGTGACTCGTCGGTTGGAAAATTTCAAGACTTCTCGTGGTCGTTGGAATCTGGAAGTGACTCAGGAACGTGTTGAAGAGATTGAGCGTACTTTCCAAGCACCTGCTGCTCTGCCTGCTATCGAACAAAATCTCATTCCTAGCAAAGATGATACCTTCGTCAAGTTTGGTAACTTTAACGATCTTAAAAAAATTATTCAGTCCCGTCTTTTTTATCCTACGTTCATTACGGGTCTTTCGGGTAACGGTAAAACGTTCTCTGTGGAGCAAGTGTGTGCTCAACTTAAACGTGAACTGATTCGTGTGAACATCACGATCGAGACCGACGAGGATGACCTGATTGGTGGTTTCCGTCTTGTGAATGGTGAGACTGTATGGCACAATGGTCCTGTTGTAGAAGCATTGGATCGTGGTGCTATCCTGCTGCTGGATGAGATTGACCTTGCTTCTAACAAGATTTTGTGTCTGCAATCTGTACTTGAGGGTAAGGGTGTCTTCCTGAAGAAGATTGGTAAGTACGTCAAACCCGCCGATGGTTTTAATGTAATTGCCACCGCAAACACTAAGGGTAAGGGTAGTGATGACGGTCGCTTCATCGGCACGAATGTGCTCAATGAAGCATTCCTTGAACGTTTCCCTGTGACCTTTGAGCAGTCCTATCCTGCCCCTGCCACTGAGCAGAAGATTCTCGAAGGCATCGCTCTGGACCTTGGTGTAGAAGATCGTGATTTCTGCAAGCGCCTGGTTGATTGGGCAGATATCATCCGTAAGACTTTCTACGATGGTGGTATTGAGGAAATCATCAGCACTCGTCGTCTGGTTCACATCATCCGTGCTTACAGCATCTTCCAAGACAAGGCAAAGGCAATCCAAGTGTGCGTGAACCGATTTGATGACGAAACCAAACAGTCCTTCCTGGAACTGTATGACAAGGTAGATGCTGACTTCAAGATGCCCGAAACTACTGAAGCAGATGTTCGCAAAGCATTTGCCTCTGAAGAAGTTTTCTGATATAATTGGGGAAGGTAAAAATATGCCTTCTCTTTATGAGTGATTCAACCTTTACTATTACTATGAGTGAAACTAAAAACAATCTTTGGAAATATAACGAAGATAAAATCTTTAAAGATGTTGAAGACTACGTGACCAGTACCTATCATGGACATTATTGTGGTGATGAACAAGGTTACGATGACATTCAAACAATTGACCTGATGGCAGCAAAGAAACTTGCTGTAGGTTTTTGTCAGGCAAACATCCTGAAATATGGAAGTCGTTATGGTGACAAGGATGGACGCAATAAGCGTGACTTGCTCAAAGTCATTCATTATGCTATGCTTCTGCTCCACTTTGATGGGCATTATTCTCGCAAAGATAATGGTCTGACTGAATTCCGTTGATTATGAAACTCCAAAACAAAACTATGAAACTCTCTGATAATACCCTTGCTCTCCTGAAGAACTTCGCAGGCATCAACAACTCTATTCTTGTGAAGCAGGGTACTCAACTTCGCACGATCTCTGTAGCAAAGAACATCCTTGCTGAGGCAGATATCTCTGAAGAGTTCCCCCGTGACTTTGCTATCTATGACCTGAACCAGTTCCTGAACGGTCTGGGACTTCACCAAGACCCTGATCTGGACTTTACTGAAGAGTCGTATCTGAGTATCAAAGAAGGCAAGCGTCGTGTGAAGTATTTCTATGCTGACCCTAATGTGATCATCTCTCCTCCTGATAAGGCAATCCAACTGCCATCTGAGGATGTATGTTTTCAACTAGACAGCACTTCTCTGGAAAAACTGGTGAAGGCAGCAGCAGTGTACCAACTGCCTGACTTGTCTGCCGTTGGTGAGGCAGGTGTAATCAAACTGGTGGTTCGTGATAAGAAGAACGATACTTCTAACGAGTATGCTATTGTGGTTGGTGAGACTGATGCTGAATTTACCTTTAACTTCAAGGTAGAGAATATCAAGATTATTCCTGGTGCCTATGACGTGGTGGTGTCTTCTAAACTTCTGTCACAATTCACAAACACCAGGTACAATCTAAAGTATTATATTGCTCTGGAACCTGATTCGACTTTTGGATGAACATCTTTGTAACGTCACCTTGGCCTGCTGAAAGTGCCGTCTGTCTCCCTGATAAACATATCGTCAAGATGCCTCTGGAGTGCTGTCAAATGCTTTCCATTGTGGCATCTGAAAAGTGGGGTCATAACTACGGCACTCTGCCTAAAACTGACGGCACTCCCTACAGAACTGAAAAGGGTGCGTTTCGTAATCATCCCTGTACCAAATGGGCAATGGATAGTATCCACAATGCCTATTGGTTAATTAAGTGGGGAATGAACTTGTGTGATGAGTATTCTGTGCGATATGGTAAAACCCATTCGTGTTATAATACTCTTGTGTCTGCTTACTATCTGTTCCCCAAAGGAAAGATTACTGATGTAACTCCATTTGCTCGGGCGATGCCCGAAGAATGGAAATTTGATGATAGTATTGATACCTTTACTGCATACAAAAGGTACATTGCTTCAAAACCTTGGGTGAAAGATAACTATCTTCGTATGCCCCAACGCAAACCTGAATGGGTATGAAATACGAGAAAGGCACCTTTTTTCTTGATAAACATACGCATAAGGTGTATATTTTTGATGGGAAAGAATGGTGGGAAATTGTCCCAAGTTCTTATTTGAAAAAACCTGATTGGACTTAATTATGAGTAATAGTTTTCTTCCTGAAGAAGAGTACCTCAAAATTATAAAAACAATGCCTCTTTTTTGTGTTGACTTTTTAATTCGGTGCAAAGATAAATATCTGCTTATCAAAAGATCTGAAGAACCTGTCAAGGGAATTTATTGGGTTATTGGTGGGCGAATGATGTTTAACGAGACACTAGATGAACTCGCTGTTCGAGTGCAAACAAGAGAAATTGGTAGATATTTCAATAATCGAAAATCGATTGCTTTTGCAAATTATTTCTTTCCTGATGTTCCTAATGGTAGAGCAACTCACACACCAACTATGCTATACTTAGTTGAGGTTGATGAAATGTTTAAACCTAAACTTGATTCGACCCATCTTGACTATATTTGGACAAAAAGTCTACCAGAGCAATTGCTCAAACAAAATGAATTCTTTGAAATTTTAGATAATGAGTGACTTTATTTGGGTTGAGAAATATCGCCCTAAGACCATTGAAGATTGTATTCTCCCAGAGTCTACCAAGACTATGTTTCGGGAGTTTCTAAATAAGGGTGAAATTCCAAATATGCTTCTTGCTGGTCCTCCTGGTATCGGTAAGACCACAGTTGCTAAGGCACTCTGTTCTGAATTGGGGGTAGATGTTTATGTCATCAATGGATCCGACGAGGGTAGATTCCTCGATACTGTCCGAAACAATGCGAAAAACTTTGCTTCGACCGTATCGCTTTCGTCAGATGCTAAACACAAAGTCGTCATCATTGATGAGGCAGATAACACAGGGAACGACGTTCAACTCCTCCTACGGGCGTTTATTGAGGAGTTTGCTGGCAACTGCCGATTCATCTTCACCTGCAACTACAAGAACAAAATCATTGAACCTCTGCACTCCCGATGTGCAGTCGTTGACTTCTCCATCAAAGGGAAAGAAAAAACCGCACTGGCAGGATCCTTCTTCAAGCGTCTACAAAACATCTTGGATGAAGAACGTGTACAATACGATCCTAAAGTCCTTGCCGAACTCATCAACAAGCACTTCCCAGATTGGAGACGAGTCCTCAACGAGTGCCAACGATATTCTGTAGGTGGACAAATTGATTCTGGAATTCTTGCTACGTTCTCTGATGTTGCCGTAAATGATCTCCTTCAAAACCTTAAAGAAAAGAACTTCCCTGAAGTTCGTAAGTGGGTGGTGGCTAATATGGACAATGATACTACTTTATTGTTGCGCCGTATTTACGATGCTCTTTATATCGCCCTTGAAAACAATAGTATTCCTGCTGCTGTGCTTGTGCTTGCTAAGTATCAGTATCAGAGTGCGTTTGTAGCAGATCAAGAAATTAATATGCTTGCCTGTCTGACTGAAATTATGGTGGAGTGTGAGTTTAAATGAGACATCAAATCAAATCCAAGTGGTATTACATCTTCTGGGGTGTTTGCGCTGTTGCTGTAGTTGGTGGTCAGATTTATGTTGGGACTGGGTATCGTGAGATGGCAGATGCAACCAAAAATACTCAAATCGTTGTGAGGTGTATAAATGGGTCTGCTGAAAATTGATAGGGCATCTCTTTATGAGATTCCAGTTAAGACAACTCCAGAGAATGTAAAAGAAGCAAATGAAGGTTTGTTTCGTGCTAAAATGACTCTACCCGCTGCCGCAAAACATTGTGGTATGACCCAGAAGGAAATGAAACTAACCTTCTTTGAATATTTGAAGTATCACCCTAAAGATTATGAAAACATTTCCTCTGAAAACTTGTCTTAGATATCCTGGTGGAAAATCTAAGGCAACTCAAACTCTTGCCCCATGGTTTCCAGAAAATTTCAAAGAATATCGTGAACCATTTATCGGTGGTGGATCTGTTGCATTTTATGCAACACAAGCATATCCAGATGTTCCCGTTTGGATTAATGATCTTTATGTGCCACTCTATAATTTTTGGATTCAACTAAGAGATAATGGTGAAGAACTATCTAATCAGTTGAATTTGATAAAAACTAAAGTTTCTGATTATCTTAATCAGGAAGACAAAGACCAGGCACATAGAGATTTGTTTGATGAAACAAAACAAAATATAAATTCTCAAGATGGTTTAGAAAGAGCAATAAGTTTCTTCATTCTAAACAAGTGTAGTTTTTCTGGTTTGACCGAGAATAGTACTTTCTCTGTGACTGCATCTAGATCTAATTTTTCTTTTGTTGGAATTGAAAAATTAAAAGAGTTTTCTCAACTTATTAAGAACTGGAAGATTACAAATATTGATTACTCTAAAGTTATGAATGCACCTGGTAAAGATGTATTCGTATTTCTTGATCCACCATATGATATTAAAGACTTTCTTTATGGGAAAGATCGAGAGATGCATAAATCTTTTGACCATGATGTATTTGCAGAAAAAGTTTATAAGTGTCCTCATAAGTTTATGATCACTTATAACCTAAATGATAGATTGTGTGAATTATATAAAGATTATCATTTGAGAGAATGGAAAATTAGATATTCTATGGCACATCGTGGGACTAAAGGGTCTGGTGAAAATATGAAAACAGAACTATTAGTGACTAATTACCCCACAGTAAATTCTTTGGAGTCTTTTTTGTATGGTTGAACTTAAAGATTGGTTAAACTCGATCAATCAAACGAAGAACCATCTGATTGACGAAGACCATTCACTTGAGAAGGACTATGCACCTTATATTATCAATCGTTGCCTATCAGGTCATCTTGATTGCGTTCTGTTTGCGAACGAAATGAATCGGTATCATTTCCTTCCAAAGAAACTCCAGTATGACTTTTTTATAAATAGTCTGAGGAAAAAGAAGAGATTTTCTCCCTGGCTCCGACAAGATAAAATCAAAGATCTTGATTATGTTAAACGTTACTATAGTTATAGTAATGAAAAGGCAAAACAAGCTTTGAGGATTCTTACTAAAGAACAACTTAATTTTATTAAATCGAAATTTGAAACTGGAGGAACAAAATGAGTGTCGTTCAAGAACCTGAAGTGAAGTGGACGCCCGACCAAATGGTGGAAGTCATTCTGAATGAACCAGATGACTTTCTTAAAGTTCGTGAGACTTTGACCCGCATCGGAGTGGCTTCAAGAAAGGAAAAGAAAATCTATCAGTCTTGCCATATTCTACACAAGCAAGGTAGATATTATCTCGTTCATTTTAAGGAATTGTTTGCTCTTGATGGCAAACACGCTAACCTGACTGTGAACGATGTCCAACGTCGCAATCGTATTGCTCAACTACTTGCTGATTGGGGTCTGATTGAGATTGTTGATGTCAATAAAATTGTAGATATTGCACCACTAAACCAGATCAAAGTTCTTTCTTATAAGGACAAGGGTGACTGGATTTTGGAAACCAAGTATAATATTGGTTCTAAAAAGAAAAAGGTAGAGGATGCCGAATGAAAAAGGGACGGGTTTCCTACCCGTCTTTTTTTATGAACTATTATAATTATATACGGATGCCACAAGGGTCCACAAAACACAAACTCGCTTTTAAAGGAGCTACCATAATGACTAACATTGCCCGATATACGGCTGCGGATCTTCCTGCCTTGATGGAAAAGATTACTCGTAATAGTATTAATATGGACGAATATTTTGATCGTCTCTTTCATCTTCATGAAACTACATCAAATTACCCTCCTTACAATCTAGTTCAGGTAAATAACGTTGAATCTAAACTAGAACTAGCACTCGCTGGATTTAAGAAAAAGGAGGTCTATGTCTACACGCAAGATGGTAAACTTTTTATTGAAGGTCAGAAAGAGGATAAAGAAACGGAAACCAATTATCTCCACAAGGGTCTGGCTCAACGGTCATTTACA